CGCTCCCCGACCGCCTGCGCCACCCGTTCCGCAACCTGCGCAACAGCTGGCAGACGAACATGCGCTGGGCGCTGCGCATGCCGCCGTGGCTCATCGAGCCGATGATGGGCCACGTCGGCGAGGGCGTCACGGGGCGCCACTACGACCGCCCAGCCGCCGAGATGTTCGCCGAGGCGATGGCCGAGGCGTACGCGGCGCACCCGTTCGACGCGGGCTGGACGTGGGCCGTCTGGGACGATTAGGGACGCGGACAACGCCTCTACCTGCGCAAACGCGGTGCGCTGTACTTCCTCAACGTATAATTGGGAAGCGCGCTGGCGTGCGCCACGTGCGTCTACCTGCGGTTATTCGTGCAGCAGGTGCGTGGAGTGCGCCCAGATGCGCGGTTTAGGGACGCTGCTGGGACGCAGGAAAAGCCCCTCCCCCATGGCGGGGAAGGGGCCGTGGAGTGGAGGTGCCACATGGAGGACGAGCTGCATCAGGCGCGGGTCACGATGCTGGGCGTGGCCCGCATCCTCGACGCGATGGCCGAGGGCGAGCAGGAGATGGACGACGCCCTGCGCGACGCGCTGGTCGTGCTGGCGAGGGCGCTTGAGGCCGGTGCGCCAAAGGACGCTGGCCGCTAGGCCGCATGCGCAAAAAAAGCCCCCCGCCCGCAATGGGGCGAGGGGCTTACTCGTACCTTGCTCTTACCTACTCGCACCTGCGCCCGCGCGGGCGCTACTCCTCGACGTAGGTGTACGTCGCGGGCGGTGCCGTGCTGGCGCTACGTGAGGTTTCCGCTTGCGCTCGTGGCGCACGACAGCGTGTGCGTGAGGTGCGACTGCACGTTGAACCCGTCGAAGTACTCGCCGCCGTTCGGCGCACGGTATACCTCGACCGCGTACTGGTACCGTATGTCCTCGAGTGCATCCCAGTAGTCCTGCTTGAACATGCTGTTTCCCTCCCCGCGAATGCATAGCCTCGGCGAGTTTAGGAGGAATCGCGTCTGAGACATGGTAGGAGCCCCGACCAGCTGATAGCACCCGTAGGAGCTGTTATTCCCCAAAGACCCATAGCAGTGCGTCGCTGACGAGTAGTATACGCAGATGGACGCAGTATAGGAAGGCGTGATCGTATACGCCCCAGCATCGTATGAAATGCCGGAGGGGGCGATTGTCTGGCCATCGTTTACGGAGAGCTCGTAGTTAGACGAGAATGCGTGGTAAATCGGCTTGCCCTTGCCATTGGCAGTTCCCGAGACGTACTTGGGGATGGTCAGCCCGCGACAAAGCACGTAGTAGCTGTACTCGTCGGTGTCGACGCCGTCGATGGTTGCTATGGTCTCCTGCGCCTTGAGGGTCTTGGACGACGTCGTGTACGCGGGAATCTCCACCCCCTCGTCCGCGACAATCCACCTGTCGTACGTGAACCTCTGCCACAGCTCTGCGTCGGGGCGCAGCACGCCCATCTTAATGGCGCCGCCCCCGCCGCCACCCGACGCCGTGCCCGTGGCCAGCGTGCCGTCGGCGAGGTGGAAGGTCTTCCCCTGCGCAACGTCGCCCGCCACCGCCGTGGTGTCGCTGGTGTCGGTGAACGGGTGGAACGTGCCGTTGGAGTCGGGCAGGCGCACCGAGGGCACGTCCTCGTAGATGGCGCCCATCACCATGATCTCCTGTGCCATGTCGCCCCCCTAGCTGATGCTGAGCACCTTGGTCGTCTGGTCCTGCGTGATGGTCGGCACGGTGAGCGTGCCGGCCACGCCGAAGATGGACGTGCCGCTGATGATGTTGGGTCCGCGCAGGTTGGTGTCGCCCGCGATGACCTGAGCGCCGCCGAGGTACTGGCCCGCCGCGATGGTCTGCTGCGTGGTGCCGGGCGTGTAGGTCTGCGCCGCCTTGGTCGGGATGGTGCCCGTCACGAGCGCGCCGCCCGCGTAGGCGGTCTCGCCCTGCAGCAGGTCGCCCGCCTGCGCCGTGCCGTCCGCGGTGTCGAGGAAGCGCGCATCGCCGCCGCCCACGAGCGGGATGGTCACCTCGGGGACGTTGCTGTAGGTCACCCCGTTGATGATTACGTTCTGTGCCATGTTCTGCTCCTTAGCTAACGGTGAGGGTCGAGCCGTCCCACGTGATAAGGCCCCAGTTGCTCGGGATGGGCCGGACGGTGAGGTCCGCCGTCATGACGCGGCCCGCCGTCTGCAGGACCTGCGCCCAGCGCGCCGCCGAGACCTCGTAGGGGCCGTCGTAGGCGGGCGCGTCGGTCACGCGGACGGGGATGTACTCGGAGGCCGAGAAGGCCACCTCGTCGGGCTCGGCGACCGTGAGCGGGATGCGGCATGCGCATTCGCTAGGCATCGCCCACCGTCCTTCCCAGCAGGTTCCCGGCGACCTCGACCGTCGCGATGCCGGTGGCGTTGCGCCGGCCGTCGGCGTCGAGCCAGTTGACCTGCAGCCTCGCGCGGCCCTCGTCGAGCGATGCCGTCTGCTCCTGCGTGTAGCCCACGGTGATGGTGGTGCCCTCGTCGTCGTGGGCCATGTCCTCGGCCCCCACCCTCGTGGTGATCTCGTCGCCCCTCTGCTCGAGGGTCACCCAGACCTCGCACCCGGTGAGGTCGATGCCCTGGACGGCCAGCTCGATCGTGGGCGTCGTGTAGCGTCTCATCTGCCGCCTTTCTCTTCTGCCCCCGTCGGGGGCGCTTGCGTTGCTAGCTCTTGCCCCTGCGCGGCCAGAACAGGTCGCTCACGTAGAGGCACCTCGGGCACTGCAGCTCGTACCACGTGCCGCCGCGCGTGGTGCGCTCGCGCCCGTCGTGGACGGCCATGCCGCCGCCGCAGCGCGGGCAGCGCGGCACCTTGCGCACCCTCATGGCAGCAGCCCCGAAATCAGGCGTGCCACGTCGAGGGCGAGGCGCCACACGCCGTAGCACGCGGCCAGCAGCATGGCGAGCATCGCGGCGTCGGCCTCGCGCTCGCTCACGTGGCGTCGGCGTCGGCGGCTCACGAGACCACCTGCCCCATGTCGCAGACTGCCAGCGCGGCGTACAGGCGCTTGCGCGTACGCGGCCCGATGTAGGTCCCCCACACGCGGCCCTCGCTGAACACGATGCCGTCGAAGGTCCACACGTCGCCGCCGTCGAGCCAGCTGACCTTCCTGCCGGACTTGACGCTCGGCTTGTCGCGGACGTTGGTATAGCCGCTGAAGCGGAACCTGAAGCTCATGGGAATCACCCCCGTCGATGCCGTCGCGGCTGTCGGATAGCGGTAGATTGTCGTCCAGTCCGACGCGAGCGACGCGGTGCGGACCTCGTTGCCCGTCTGGTCGCCGCCCTGGTTGCCGCTGATGGTGCCGCGCTCGTCGATGTACGCCTCGGCCTGCCGCCCATTGCCGAGCGCGATGCCCGTGTGGCCCTTGCGCCAGAGCACGTCGCCGCGCACGGGGTGACCGTTGTACACGAGCCGCTTGAAGCCCAGCGAGGTAAGCTCATCGTCCTCGCTGCCCGTCCACATCCACTCGATTGCGGTGCGGCCCAGCGCGGCGTTGACGCAGCGACGGACCATCTCGGAACAGTCGAGGTCACCACCGCGAACGGTATGCGTCGTGCCGTCCGAGAAGCGGATTACCTTGCTGCCCCACCCCGCGCGGTTCGGCTGCGAGTAGCCGAACTGCGGGTCGTCGGCTATCTGCTCGGCGCACTGCGCGATGCGCTCGGGGACGCTAAGGCTCATGGTGCAACCCCTCCTTGCTGTCTCTGAGCATCCGGTACCACGGCGCGTCGCTTATCTCCGGGTGCATCTCGGCGAAGATTTCCAGCAGGCTCATGACCTCCATCACGGCTAGGCTCACCGTGATCGTCAGCAGCACCGGCTGCACGCCGAGGTCGAGCCCGCCCAGCAGCATCGCGTCGATGACGTCGGCCACCGCGACCATGCCGAGGTTGCCCAGCTTGCGGATGAGGCCCGCGCGGAACTCGTGACTGCTGAAATCGTGCTGGACGAACCACGCATTCACGACGCCGAAGAGTACGTCGAGCAGGACGAGCACCATGAGCGCCATGATGGCGACCTGCGCCTGCGTGTTCATGATTGGCTGTACGAAATAGTGGTATGGAGGCATTGGCGCCCCTCCTTTCGACGTTGCTCACAGCGCGAGCAGGATTGCAATCTCTATCAGCGCGACAACTGCGGCCAGCGCCACGGCCACGCGCACCTGCGCGTTGAGCCCGCGTTCATGGGGGCTTGGGTACGGCATCGTGGCACCTCCCTAGTTGAGGCGCACGGCGGTAATCCATGCGTCACCGTTGGAAGCCGTCGTCATGCTCGAGCTGCCCGCGAGGTAGACCGTCGTTTCGGACGTCAGGGTGCGAAGCGCCGAGACGTTGAGGACGGCGAAGTTGTTGGCGGCGGCCATGATGCGCTCGCGCTCGCCCCACAGGCTGCCGGACGCGCCGCTGCGGAACCCCAGCTGCAGGTTGCGCGCGCCGCTCGAGCTGCCCGCCTGGAACACCCACGCGCCGACGACGATGTAGCTGCCGGGCGGGAGTGTGAGGTGCGGCCCGTTGGTGTAGGTGTCGATGCCCGCCGTCGCGATGCGGTAGCTGCCGCTGTGCTGGTAGTGGGCGGGCATGCCGAGCCGAAGATGCTCGTTGGCATCGTATGGGTCGCGGTAGTTGACCGAGTCGGCGTCCAGCGCCACCTCGGAGTCCGTGCCGGAGTCGTCACCGCTCGTGGCCGTCACGCTGGCGGCCGTCGCCGTCATGGACTCTGCATACCTCGCAGCTGACAGCGAGACGCGCGTTCTCATGTCGCTCTGGCCGACGTAGGAGTCGAGCCCCATGTCGATGGTCGCCCACCCCTGCATGGTCTCGTCGCGCGAATACGGCGAGGCGCGGAGCCCGAGTTCGCCAGACGGGGACGTGATGTTGAACCACTTCCTGTCCCCACCCGTGGCGTAGATGCTGCCCACTCTGCCGCACATGTTGACCACGGAGCTGACCGAGTTGCGTCCCAGCTCGATAAGGCTTCCGGTGAAGCTCGCCACCACGTTCGCGTCGGCGTTGCCGCCGCCGTCGTAGATTGCCACGCCGGGGTCCGTGCCAGCCACGATGGCCAGCAGGTTGTTGGTTCCGTCGCGGAAGAGCTGGCCGATGCTGTTGATGAGCACGTTCGCCCCCGTCTGCGCCGCCTGCCACGCCTCCTGCGTGGCCTCCGTGACGTGGATGCCGCTGGTGTCGTGCCAGAAGTGCTGGTTGACGGCGCGCGCGACGCGCTGGGCCGCGGCCGCGATGCCGCGCGCCTCGCCCGCGTCCGCCGCGATGCCGCCCGTCGCTGCCGCCACCGCCTCGGTGACCTCGCGGCCCGCCACGGCAGGCGCGCTGGTGCAGCCGGTCACGTGGAGCGCGCTGGCGCGCCACTCGACGGTCACGCTGTCACCCTGCCGAACGCTGACGGCGCTGTCGCGGCAGGGCACGGGCTCGCCGCCGCCCACCTCGACCCACACCGTGCCGTCCGCGTCAACGCGCGAGACGGTGCCCGCGCGCACCCTCGCGGCGTCTGCGCCCGCAGGGGCCGCCACGGCGCCCGCGAGGTCCATGACCGCGTCGAAGCCTACGTCCACGTGACCACCTCCATCTGTGCCCTCTCGGTCACCTCGATGCCGCCGCCCACGGCGAGCGACTGGCTGGTGACCCTCATGTCGCCGTCCAGCAGCACGGACGGCATCGACCCGCGCACGAGGTCGCCCGGCAGCACGCCGGGGACCCACTTGCGCTTGTACGTCCTCGTCTCGCGAACTGTCGACTCCTCGCGGAGCCTCCGCGCGGCGTAGGCGCCCAGCGTCTCGCCCTCGAGCGGCGACGGGCTCTCGTCGACCACGCGGACGACGTAGCCGCGCGCAACGGAGCTGGTGGGACTCGCAGGGTCGTCGTTCGTGGCCGTCGCCGCCTCGTGCTCGTCCACTGCCACGTACTCGGTCGGGACGTCGGAGTAGTCGGCGGCGTACTGGATGCCGGTGCGCAGCAGCCCGGCGCCGGCGGCGTCGAGCGAGAGCGCGGGCTCCGTCGGGTCGGGGCGCACGATCACGGTGCCGTCGCCCTCGATGCGGATCCCGTGGCCGCCCATGCGCAGCACCTGCCACGCCGCGTCGAGCGCGGAGTCGCCCGGCTCGTGGGTTACGGGCACGGCGAGGCGGAACCCGTCCCCCTCGACCCTGACCGGCGCCGCAACGCTGCGCGAGAGCAGGCCCGCCGCGTAGCGGGCCGCGTCCACGCCGGCGCCGACGTAGGCGCCGTACGGCAGCAGGTCGACGGCAGCCGGCCACAGGACCGAGCGCCCGTCCATCTCGTGCGTCACGCGCCCGTGGTCGGCGGTGCCGCCCGTGCCCTCGAAAAGCAGCGTCGCCACGCTCTCGCGCGCCATGGTGCCGTCCTGCGTGACGTCGGCCACGATGCGGTAGTAGCCTGCGGCTGGGCGGTCGCCCGTGACGACCATGCCGCCGGAGTCCACCAGCGGGGAGGCGCCCGCGGAGTCGCGCTTGACGCTCACGGAGTCGACGCCGGCGACCTCGCCAGCGTTGGCCCACGTGGATGGGTCCACGCGGAAGACGCGCCAGCGCACGGTCCACGTGCGCGACCAGTCGATGGCCACGCTACTCGCCCCCTTCCGAGACGTATGGCGGCAGCAGGAACGCCTCGGTCGCGCGCACCTCCGTGCAGTCGAGCGCCACGGCCACGATGGGACCCTGCGTGCTCATCTCGGAGACCTGCACGTCCGCCTCGTACGCGCTGCCGTCGGGCGTGCGCACGAACGCCGGCCCGTCGTGGCGCGCGAGCGCCCTCACCGCGTCCACGGTGGCCTGCTCGTCGAGCCTGATGACGTCGGTCGACAGCTTGGCGCTGCGGCGGACGCCCGAGTTGTACAGCGCGTCGGTCGAGCCGTCCAGGTACTCGTGGACGTCCACGTCCTTGCTGTAGCCGTCGGAGATGGCCACGTTCCACGGCAGCTCCACGGTGCCGCCCTGCCAGTCCACGCGGATGGCGTCGCCGGCCAGCTCGTAGGCCACGTCGGTCCACGCCACGTCGCCGTCGGCGGTGCGGCAGGCCACGCGGTACGCGAGGTCCATGCCGGTCCCGAACGGCGCGTACTCGTCGGTCACCGTCGCATCGAGCGGCAGGTCGGAGCCGATGATCGTCGCGCCGTCCCCGGTCATGCGGTAGACGTCGTAGCAGTCGGTGGCCGCGGAGCCGTCGGGCGCCGACATGGCGACGGTGGCGCTCTGGTGGCGCACGCCGCTCTCGTCGGTCGAGTCGGTCGCGGCGACCGTCACGGCGCCGTCGGGGTCGGGCGCCTGGTGCGCCCACGCCACGGTCAGCGCCGCGGACAGCGGCGCGCCGGACAGCCCCGTCGCGGGGTCGTGCGGCGTGACCGTCAGGGCGTACTCGCCGCCGTCGCGCAGGTCCAGCCCGCCGGGGAGCGTCACGGCGGCCTCGTTGCCGTCCGCGCCCGCCACCCACGCCGGAGAGACGCGCGCCGTCCAGACCACGTCGCCCGTGGGCTGCGTCTCGACGCCGGTGGGCGTCTGGCCGCTCACGCCGCTGCCGGACGCCACGAGCGTGCACAGCAGGTCCGGCGTGGCCGCGCTCGCCACCGTGAGGGCCACGGGCTGCGCCGTGACGGTCGCGGGCGCCGAGAGCGACGCCGACGGCGGCTGGACGATCTCGACGGTCGCGGGGTCGCTCTGCGCCCACGCGCCGCCGGTCGAGACGGCCACGGCGAGCGTGAGCGCCCCACCCGTGGCGAGCGACTCGGCGCGGTCCGCGGAGATGGTGAAGGTGCCGCGCGCGTCCTCGCCCGACTCGACGGGCTGGCCGCCCACGACCACCTGCCACGCGCGCTGCGTGCCGCCGCCACCGAAGGTCCACGACAGCGTCACGTCGGAGCCCGCCGCCACGTGGGCGGGAACGTCCACCGAGACACCGTCGGGCGCCACCGACGGTATGACGGAATGCATGGCGCTGTAGGGGCCGTAGCTGGTCACGGTGCCGTCGAGGTAGCGGCGCGCGGCCACGTACCACGGCACGCCGTCCGTGAGGCCCTTGATGGCGACGGTGGCGCTGGAGTCCCATGAGACGTCCCCGACGGTGACCGGACCCTCGTCCCACGTCACGTCGAAGGTCGTGGGCGCGTCGGTGGAGCGCCACGCGCCCTTGTCAGAGTCCCACGACAGCTCGGTGCCGGTGGCGCCGTCGTCGTTCCACGCCAGCCGCACCACGGCGCTCCTGCCGTCATCGCCGCTCGCGCACGACAGCACCTCCGCGACGGCGGTGCCGCCCTCGGAGCTGAGGGCCTCGGTCTCGAGGTCCGCGACGCGCACGGGCACCGAGTAGCGGCTGAGGACCGACTCGGCGGCGAACCAGCTCCTGACGCGCACCCACGTGCGCATGCCGGGGCTGGGCACGATGCCGTCGCCCACGGCCACGGAGAGCGCGGTGCAGCTCCCGTCGTCCGACGCGCCGGGGTCGCTCCACCCACTCTGCGCGGCCGCCTCGTCGGGCGTGGCCGCCGCATTGTCGGCGAGCACCTCGAGCTTGACGCGCTCGACGGGGTGTTCGGTCGTGGCGTTGGTGAGCAGCCGCACGGTCACCTTGCCGGTGGAGTCGCGCGACGACGCGCTCACGTCGGTGATGACCGGCTCGCCGGGGTACGCAAGGTAGTAGGTGCGCTCGACCCACGCGGAGTCGCCGCGAAGCCCGCGCGCGCGGGCGCGGCACGTGGCGCGGATGTGGTCGTCGTAGCCGAGCGACTGGTAGTCCGCGACGTCGTAGGACAGCGCG